GCTGAATGATTTTCTCGGTGCCATGACGGAGGATGATGCCCGTCCTGAGGCACTGCGCCGTTTTGAACTGATGGTGGAAGAGGTGGCGCGTAACGCGTCCGCGGTGGCACAGAACACGGCAGCCGCGAAGAAGTCAGCCAGCGATGCCAGCACATCAGCCCGTGAGGCGGCAACCCATGCGACTGATGCTGCAGGCTCAGCACGCGCAGCCAGCACGTCAGCCGGACAGGCCGCGTCGTCGGCTCAGTCAGCATCTTCCAGCGCAGGAACGGCATCAACAAAGGCCAGTGAAGCATCGAAAAGTGCTGCTGCTGCAGAGCCCTCAAAAAGGGCGGCAGCTACCAGTGCCGGGGCGGCGGAAACGTCAGAAACGAATGCGGCAGCGTCACAACAATCAGCAGCCACTTCTGCATCCGCCGCGACCACGAAGGCGTCAGAAGCAGCCACCTCAGCCCGGGATGCGGCGGCCTCAAAAGAGGCAGCGAAATCATCAGAAACGAACGCATCATCAAGCGCCAGTAGTGCCGCTTCCTCGGCAACGGCGGCAGGCAATTCCGCGAAGGCGGCAAAGACGTCTGAGACAAACGCCAGGTCTTCTGAAACGGCAGCGGGACAGAGCGCCTCGGCTGCGGCAGGCTCAAAAACAGCGGCTGCGTCGTCTGCCAGTGCCGCGTCAACAAGTGCCGGGCAGGCCTCAGCCAGTGCCACCGCCGCCGGAAAATCGGCAGAAAGCGCCGCATCGTCTGCTTCAACAGCCACAACGAAGGCTGGCGAAGCCACTGAACAGGCCAGCGCAGCAGCAAGGTCTGCTTCCGCAGCGAAGACATCCGAGACGAACGCGAAAGCGTTGGAAACCAGCGCAGAATCCTCAAAAACGGCTGCCGCATCGTCCGCCAGTTCGGCGGCGTCATCGGCATCATCGGCGTCTGCTTCAAAAGATGAGGCGACCAGACAAGCGTCCGCAGCGAAGGGCAGCGCCACGACGGCATCCACGAAGGCGACAGAGGCAGCTGGCAGTGCGACGGCGGCAGCACAGAGCAAAAGTACGGCGGAATCCGCGGCAACGCGCGCCGAGACAGCGGCAAAACGGGCAGAGGATATTGCATCCGCCGTGGCGCTTGAGGATGCAAGTACGACGAAAAAGGGGATAGTACAGCTCAGCAGTGCGACCAACAGTACGTCTGAAACGCTGGCGGCAACGCCAAAGGCAGTAAAATCAGCCTATGACAATGCAGAGAAACGTCTGCAGAAAGACCAGAACGGCGCTGATATACCCGATAAGGGACGCTTCCTGAACAACATTAACGCGGTCAGTAAAACAGACTTTGCTGATAAGCGTGGTATGCGTTATGTGCGGGTTAACGCTCCTGCAGGTGCAACATCTGGAAAATATTACCCTGTTGTTGTTATGCGTTCTGCTGGCTCAGTAAGCGAACTGGCATCAAGGGTCATTATCACCACGGCAACGCGAACCGCAGGCGATCCGATGAATAACTGCGAGTTTAACGGATTTGTTATGCCTGGTGGCTGGACTGACAGGGGGCGTTATGCTTATGGAATGTTCTGGCAATATCAAAACAATGAACGAGCCATCCACTCAATAATGATGAGTAATAAGGGCGATGATTTGCGCTCTGTGTTCTATGTTGATGGCGCTGCTTTCCCTGTTTTTGCGTTTATCGAAGATGGCCTGTCAATATCCGCACCTGGTGCTGATCTCGTTGTTAATGATACGACCTATAAGTTTGGGGCAACAAATCCGGCGACTGAATGTATCGCGGCGGACGTTATCCTTGATTTTAAGAGTGGGCGTGGTTTTTATGAGTCTTATTCGTTAATCGTTAACGATAACTTGTCGTGCAAAAAACTTTTTGCCACAGACGAAATTGTAGCGCGTGGTGGTAATCAGATTCGAATGATAGGTGGGGAGTATGGGGCATTATGGCGTAATGATGGCGCTAAAACTTACCTGCTGCTTACCAATCAAGGTGATGTTTATGGTGGCTGGAATACATTAAGACCGTTTGCTATTGATAACGCAACCGGCGAACTGGTTATTGGAACCAAACTGTCCGCAAGTCTGAACGGTAATGCATTAACAGCAACAAAGCTGCAAACGCCAAGACGGGTTTCTGGTGTTGAGTTTGATGGTTCCAAAGATATTACTTTAACCGCCGCGCATGTGGCTGCTTTTGCCAGAAGGGCAACGGATACATATGCCGATGCGGATGGTGGCGTTCCCTGGAATGCCGAATCAGGCGCTTATAATGTCACCCGCTCTGGCGACAGCTATATTCTGGTTAACTTCTATACCGGAGTCGGAAGTTGCCGGACCTTGCAGATGAAGGCGCATTACAGAAATGGTGGTCTGTTCTACCGTTCTTCAAGAGACGGTTATGGTTTTGAGGATGACTGGGCAGAAGTTTATACCTCGAAAAATCTTCCACCAGAAAGCTACCCAGTCGGCGCACCAATCCCGTGGCCATCAGATACCGTTCCGTCTGGTTATGCCCTGATGCAGGGGCAGACTTTTGACAAATCTGCTTACCCGAAACTTGCGGCCGCTTATCCGTCAGGCGTGATCCCTGATATGCGTGGCTGGACGATTAAGGGCAAACCTGCCAGTGGTCGGGCCGTATTGTCTCAGGAACAGGACGGCATTAAATCGCATACCCACAGCGCCAGCGCATCCAGTACAGATTTGGGGACGAAAACCACATCGTCGTTTGATTACGGCACTAAATCCACGAATAACACTGGTGCGCATACCCATAGTTTAAGTGGCAGCACGAATGCAGCTGGTAATCACAGCCATAGAGATGGCCGTCGATTTAACCCCAGTGTTTTTAAAGATACTTATCAATATGGTTATACAAGCTCAGGTCAAAATACCTGGGGTGTACAAGGCTCAGTAGGTATGTCTACGGGGTGGTTAGCGAATACCAGTACAGATGGTAATCATAGCCATTCACTGTCCGGCACAGCAGCATCTGCAGGTGCACACGCGCATACTGTCGGTATTGGTGCTCATACGCACTCCGTTGCGATTGGTTCACATGGACACACCATCACCGTTAACGCTGCTGGTAACGCGGAAAACACCGTCAAAAACATCGCATTTAACTATATTGTGAGGCTTGCATAATGGCATTCAGAATGAGTGAACAACCACGGACCATAAAAATTTATAATCTGCTGGCCGGAACTAATGAATTTATTGGTGAAGGTGACGCATATATTGCGCCTCATACAGGTCTGCCAGCAAACAGTACCGATATTGCACCACCAGATATTCCTGCTGGCTTTGTGGCTGTTTTCAACAGTGATGAGGCATCGTGGCATCTCGTTGAAGATCATCGGGGTAAAACGGTTTATGACGTGGCTTCCGGCGACGCGTTATTTATTTCTGAACTCGGTCCGTTACCGAAAAATGTTACCTGGTTATCGCCGGAAGGGGAGTTTCAGAAGTGGAACGGCACAGCCTGGGTGAAGGATACGGAAGCAGAAAAACTGTTCCGGATCCGGGAGGCGGAAGAAACAAAAAACAACCTGATGCAGGTAGCCAGTGAGCATATTGCGCCGCTTCAGGATGCTGCAGATCTGGAAATTGCAACGGAGGAAGAAATCTCGTTGCTGGAAGCATGGAAAAAGTATCGGGTATTGCTGAACCGTGTTGATACGTCAACTGCACAGGATATTGAATGGCCAGCACTGCCGTAGGGTAAAACATATAAATTCTATAATTAGATGTATCTTTCCATTTACGGCAAGGAGGGGGGCTTGGAAGACGTAAAGCATCTCACACCGAGATTATTTTTTATATGTCAGGTGTCTGAAGTTTTGCTTTGGCTCTTAAAATGGTTTGCCGCGAGGTTTTGAATTCCCGGGCAATGGCACTTATACTTACACCTGACTT